CGTGTCTTCAAAACCTTCCAAGTCCAAGTCAATGTGGCATTCCAACAAGGTATAAGCATCATCAGAATAGTTCGGACGTAATCCCAACAACTCATCAGCACGTTCTTGGATTGCTCCATCGTCTTCTCCGTCATCCGAGTTAGATAGTTCGACATCTCTGTATACTCCTGCTACTTGTAATTTACGAATATCATTATATGTCATTCTAACTACATGTGTCACCCTCTCCGCTGTTCTTAAATCACTAGCCGAATACGGAACAACCATATCTTCGGCTGGAACAAACTTGGAAACGGCTCTCTGCTTAGTCTCGTCAAAGTAAACTTTTTTAAATGTAGATCCCGTTAACGGTAAATAAAATAACATCTGATCCGTATCTGGATCGTATTCTTCCATAATCTCAGTAATCTGATAATTCATGAAATCTTCTACACGTTGAGCCTGTGCCTCAGATTCTTTGGTAGGGGATCCAAGAATCTGAGTTTTCACAGGACCACCACTGGGTAACATCTCTTTATACGATTGTGCTTGAAACTGCGTAACAGCTTCAGACAACAATGGATGTGTTACACCACTGGCACCTAAGAAGGGTTCACTTCGATCTTCGTAATTAATTCCAAGTAACCCTAATCCCTTGGCAATAGCTTCTTCCCAATCTTCTCTGGACTCCAAGTCTTCACGGAACTTGGATTGTATGTCAGATGATAAATCTCCCAAAATTGAATCGTCAAGAACCTCTGCAAGATTGGCTCCATGGTCATATGGCTCTGCTTCAACTTCTACTGCCTCTTCATCCGCTAGTTCAATTCCTTCTGGTAACTCGTCAGTGGTCGATGGTAATTCAATATCGAGACTATCTTCCTCTGGCATTAACCTGCCACCCCCGCCCATTGACTGTTCGACCATTCCTGCTATTTGTCTAGGTTCTATTGCCATTATGTTATCCTTGTCACTCTTTTTTTACCGGGAGCTAATATATCAGAAAATCTATTCTTAACTAACTTCCCTTTTTTGTGTGGTTTTTTATTTAACTTTTTTCTAATTTTTAAAAGTCTAGTCGTCATTAGTAAGTTCCCTTAAACATCCCACCACGGTTTTTAAGTACCCCGCCCATGTTCATTGACTTGGGGACTTGTTTAGCTCTTGCTTCTTTAGTTATCTCTTTATTCAATTTTTTTCTACTTTTCTTTTGTGCCATCAGACTATCTTTTGTTGAGTGCTGTGTGCCTGTAAAATAAATTTTAGGATCACCTAATTTTTTGTCCGTTGATTTTCTAATATCATGATTAGGAAATAATATTTTTCTTTTTTCTTGAAACTGAATAGAGTCTCTTGCTTTATCAACTAGTTCCTTTTTAGAAGGTGGACCCATTTTTTTCTTTTTACTTCCAACGGATTTTATTCTAAGTTCAGCTTTTTCTTTATCTTTTTTTATAAAATCTTTTCCAACTTTAGATCTGTTACTCATTCTATTCTCCTTTAGTAAGTACCTTTAAACATTCCGCCACGGTTTTTTAATACCCCGCCCATTGCTTTTTTTACTGGGGCATTTCTGTCTGGAGTATCTTTGACTTTTTTCTGTTGTCTTTTCAAACCTGCTTTGTCCATTATTGGTCTATTCATTTCTTTCATGGTAGATTTAGTTTCCTTTTCATAAGGATTCTTTTTCTTTTTTGTTCTAACTGGTTTTAATTTACCACCTTGAAAAGATTGTGGGTCTGGTACTTTTAAAGTGTCTGCATTAAATTCCATTTTCTTTTGACCTTCAGCAGATTTCAATCCAGAATTTAATTTTTGAAGCATTGAAATTGTTGTATTATTTTTTTTAGCTATACCACTTAACGTATCACCTTTTTTTACTTTGACTGTTTTAGTTAATTTACTAGCTCCACCAGACGAAATAGCTTTTTTTAAATCACCAAAGAAACTTCCAGTTGATTGTGTCATGTTTTACTCCTAATAATATTCTCTTGCTCTACGAGGAAACCAATCTTCTGGAATCTCCTCACCTTGTAAACTAATAAACCCGCCTTGTCTAAACCTCATTAATGCCATCGTCATACTATCACAATAGTCATCATGATCGCCATTCGGAAATGAAGCAACCTCTTCTATAACCTCGTCAGCAAACTTCTCATCAGGATACCACACTTTTCCCGACTCGAAAATAGGGGACACAATATGCATCCTTGTCGTTTTATCCAAGTTACCCCCTCGCCTTCTTCCAGGGCTAAACGTAGCAACTGGTAAATTAATTAATCTTAACTCATCCGCTAACGGTTGACCAGAAGCTTTCGCCTCAATCAACATCATGTCAGGATCCCAATATTCATTCTGCTCGACAGCAATCTCCTTTAACTCTGGAAAATTCCAACGCCCCTTTTTAGCATCAAGCAATATAATATGCTGTTCACCATCCTCCTTTGGTTCAAATACTCCCCAAGTCGTAATAGCAGAATAGTCAGCTGTTTCTTTTTTACTGTACGCAGTATCATAACTCTGAATTATATAGTCCAATCGTGGCGTGTCCTCTCGTTCCCATAACTGCCACCACTCACGCTTGACCATGGCGACTTCATCAGATGTAGGATCTTGTTGCCACTGTGCATTCCACTTGCCGGGGGACAATGAAGCCTTGACCTTTAATAGCTCTTCCTTTTTCCAGAATTCATGCCACAATGGTTCCCCCGATGGCATAATCGCAGGAAATTCAATTAAATCCCACTGATCAGCCATAGAGTCTTTTGCCTGTGCAGTCAGTAACCTCCCCGTCAAATCTTTCTTCGACCATCTGGTCTGTACAATTATTATGGTACCCCCCGGTTGAAGTCTCTGACGAGGTCCAGACGTATACCATTCATACGCATTATCATAAGCGTTTGCTGACAACGCATCTTGTTCCGAGTGAGGATCATCAATAATTAATAAATCAGCACCACGACCTGTCATTGCAGCGCCCACCCCAGCTGCAAAATATTCCCCACCAGCACTAGTCTCCCAACGACCTGCAGCTTGGCTATCCGGTTTCAAGTCCGTTTTGGGGAAGATCTCAGCATATATGGGATCGGCAATGAGATCTCGGACCTTCCTACCAAATCTTACAGCAAGTTCCGTGTTCATGGTAGCCTGTATTATCTTTAATTTGGGATTACGCCCCAAAAACCAAGAAGGCATTAAATAGGATGCAAATTCAGACTTAGAATGACGGGGGGGCATGTTTACAATAAGCCTTTTCAACTTACCCTGGGCTATTAACTCTAATTTTTCTGCTATGATTCCGTGATGCTTTCCTTCTATAAACCCATCATACACATGCTTTGCATACGCCATAAACTTTTCACGAGCTATATCACGAGTCTCAAGCTTCTTCTTTTGCTCTTCCAGTAACAAGAGTTCTTTAAGTATCTCGTCTGGTAATGATTCTAAATTTGCTAACATAGCCAAATGATAATACATCTAAATGAAATTATCAATCAAACTTATTACACCTATGCCATACATGTGTGCCCCCCATATATGTGGGTGGGGGGTCTATAGTAGTTAATAGCTGATATGGAATATCACATAGTAACCCTAGAAACGGTCACTTAACATGTTAACTAGTTTGTTCCTGTTTCGTTCTTTTATTTACTTGTTTAATACTGTTAACTAATTTTGTTGCTGTAAGTCCTTGATTTTATTGAGTTTTATTTAGGTGTTGCAATTAGTTGTATATAGTTTATTAATATATGTATTAACAACGACAATCGAGGTGCTTAATTGTTCAGCACCTCATAACAACGAAGAGGAAAGTTAACATGTTAAACGAATCAGTTTTAATCCAAGGCAAGACTAATATAAATAACTATCGAATGATAGCTCTTTTAAAAGGTTTAAAGTTAGAGCTAAAAGGAATAAAAGTTAGCAGGAATATTTCCTGCTATGCAATTCTAAAGTCTGAATTCAATCTTAAAGGATCAAGACAAAAAGTTTATGATCACTTAAACGCAATCTATAAAGATTGGATTGAAGAGAATAAAGAAAACATTGAAGGCAATAGAATATAATTAATAATAGAGGAGCTGAATTGTTCAGCTCCTCATAACAAAGAAGAGGAAAATAAAATGGAAGACATGGAATTAATAAACGCTAGAACAACAATGTTAGATGCGACATGTAATGAAGGCACTTATGGAATTGATAATGCTGAAGACTTAGTTAAATCTTGTCTAAATCAACAAGTCCGTAAAGTTAACCAAAAAAGAGTACATGAGATATTAAAGAGAATAGAAGATCATGCTAAAACTTTACGAAAAGAAATAGAAAATAAAGCAATTGTTAAAGGTAAGGCTAAAAGAGTTGAGACAACACCTTCTTTAACTTTAATAAAAGGCATCCTTCCGACACTCAAACAAGAACAACCTGACTTGTTTGAGTTAACAACAAGAAAACTTTTTAAATGGAATAATGCTTAACATCAATCGAGGTGCTGATTATTCAGCACCTCATAACATAGAAGAGGAAAA